TCCGTTCAAGACATATGACTATCAGAAAGACATGTTGAAGAACTTTAATGATTATCGTTTTAATGTAATCTTAAAAGCAAGGCAGCTTGGGATCTCAACAATCTCGGCTGCTTATGTTGCTTGGTTCATGCTGTTTCATCGAGAAAAGAACGTTCTCGTTATCGCAACCAAACTATCCACAGCAACAAACCTTGTAAAAAAAGTTAAAATGATTTTCCGCAACCTTCCTTCGTGGATGTTGATTGCAAAAATCACTACAGACAACAAACAGTCCTTCGAACTATCAAATGGCTCTCAAGTAAAAGCCGGAACAACTTCTGGAGACGCTGGTCGTTCGGAAGCGTTGTCATTGCTTATTATAGACGAGGCAGCGTTCGTTGACGGCCTTGATGAGCTTTGGACGGGTCTTTACCCTACTCTATCCACAGGGGGCCGCTGTATAGCTCTGAGCACCCCTAACGGCGTTGGAAATTGGTTCCACAAAACCTATACCGAAGCCGAAAACGAAATGAATGACTTTAATCCAATCAAGCTCAATTGGGACGTTCACCCAGATAGAGATGACGCTTGGTTTGAGAAAGAAACGCGAAACATGTCCAAGCGACAAATTGCACAAGAGCTTGAGTGTTCATTCAACGCTTCTGGAGAAACTGTTATTAATCCAGAAGATTTACAAAGAATACATGCAGAACTAACTCCGCCGCAATACAAGACCGGCTATGACAGAAACTTTTGGATTTGGGAAAAGTATGAAGAGGGAGTTCCCTATCTTCTGGTGGCAGACGTTGCAAGGGGCGACGGTGCCGATTTTTCGTGCTTTCACATCTTAAGGGTCGACACCATGACCGTAGTTGCAGAATACCAAGGAAAGCCGGATTTGGACCTTTATGCGGACATTTTATACAGTGCAGGAAACGAGTATGGGACATGTCTTCTTGTCGTGGAAAACAACGGAATTGGAATCGCCGTTCTCGAGAAACTAAAAGAGAAAGAATACAAAAAAATTTACTACTCAATTAAAGCAACTCATGAGTTTGTGGAGTCTTATCTAGCCGAAGGAGACACAAGAGCCGTCTTGGGTTTTACGACCTCAACGAAGACAAGACCGCTAATTGTGGCCAAATTAGAGGAATACGTTAGAAATAAACTAATTAATATACATTCCAATCGTGTTTTTCACGAACTAAAAACTTTTATTTGGCACAACGGCAAACCACAAGCTATGAGATCTTACAATGATGATTTGGTTATGTCCCTTGCAATCGCTTGCTGGGTTCGAGACACAGCCCTGTCAGAAAACGAAAGAGACATGGCTTACAAAAAGGCAATGCTTGGTGGCCTATTCAAGTCAACAACGACAATGAATACGCAGATCAAAGGCCAAAAGATTTATAAAGAAACGTTCGAGCAAAAATACGAGGAGGAAATAAAAAACGCAAAAGAATTTTTGTGGATATACAAAGGATAGAAAATGGCTCGTAACGACAGAAACCCCAACAATAATCAGAATGACTTATTTAAATCATTAACAAGAATGTTCTCCGGTCCTTTGACTCAGAGAAGAACACAGTCAGGACGACAATTAAGACGACGCCACTTGGACATTTACGCTAAACGTTTCAAGTCAGCTTCCGGTCAGCAGTTTAAGAAGACCGAATACAACCCAATGAACATCATGACGCTTAACATGATCTCGAACAGAAACCGAGCAGAGCGTTACGTTGACTTTGACCAAATGGAATTTACACCAGAGATTGCTTCGTCTCTCGACATTTACGCAGACGAAATGACAACTCATTCAGCATTAACTCCAATGCTTCACATTAAATGCCCCAACGATGAAATCAAATACATTCTTCATTCGTTGTACTTTAACATTATGAACATCGAACATAACCTGTTCGGTTGGGCAAGAACCATGTGTAAATACGGAGACATGTTTTTATATTTGGATCTCGACGAAGAAAAAGGGGTTCAAAATTGCATCGGCTTGCCTCCTCAAGAAGTCGAAAGACTTGAGGGAGAAGATCCCACAAATCCCAACTACGTTCAGTTCCAATGGAATAATGCTGGTTTAACGCTTGAAAACTGGCAGATTGCACACTTTAGAGTTCTAGGTAACGACAAACATGCCCCATACGGCACAAGTGTCCTAGAACCTTCCCGTAGGATCTGGAGACAGCTTACCCTTCTTGAGGATGCTATGATGGCATACCGAATCACTCGTTCACCAGAGCGCCGTGTATTTAAGATTGACGTTGGTGGAATTGCACCACAGGACGTCGAACAGTACATGCAGAAAGTAATGACGCAAATGAAGCGCCACCAAGTTGTAGACCCAACCACTGGACGCGTAGATTTACGCTACAATCCACTTTCAATTGAAGAGGACTACTTTGTCCCAATCAGAGGCGGACAAAGCTCTACAGACATTCAGAACCTTCCTGGTGGCCAATTTACGGCACAGATCGAAGACGTTAAGTATCTTCGAGACAAACTATTCTCTGCTCTCAAAGTTCCTCAATCTTATCTTTCAATGGGCGAAGGTGCAACCGAGGACAAGACAACTCTTGCACAAAAAGACATTCGCTTCGCGAGAACTATTCAAAGACTTCAACGCGTATTGATTTCTGAACTTGAGAAGATTGGAATCGTTCACTTGTATACACTTGGTTATCGTGGAGACGATTTATTAGGCTTCAAGCTTTCTTTGAATAATCCTTCAAAAATTGCCGAGATGCAAGAGCTCGAACATTGGAAAACAAAGTTTGACATCGCCGGTGCTGCCACAGAAGGATACTTCTCTCGTCGATGGATTTCAGAAAACTTACTTGGTCTTTCCCAAGACGAATACTTGCGAATGCAACGTGAAATGTTTTCAGACAAGAAGTTCATGGCGAATCTTGAAGCTGCGGGTCAGCCACCTGCTGAAGGTGGTGACACAGGAGGTGGACTCGGAGATCTTGGCGGAGGTGATCTAGGAGGCGGAGACTTAGGAGGTGATCTAGGAGGCGGAGACGACTTAGGTGGTGACCTCGGTGGTGACCTCGGCGGAGATACCGGAGGAGACACTGGTGGAGACACTGGTGGCGGCGATGAAGGAGATCTTCTAGCTGAACCACCAGCAAAGCGTGATGATGATGCAAAGCCTCGAGGACCATACAAGAAGCATAAAATCTCTTATCGCAAAGGCGGATTCTCAAAGCAAATGAAGAACCAAGCGTTCGGAGGAGAAGTCCGAGGATCAACAGCTAGAACAACATTCCCAGGCAAAGTTGGCTTTGGTGGTATGGACTCTCTAGCTCGAGGTATTTACGAGTCAAACGATTTGGAAGAAGAGAAACTATTTAACATTGACGCAGAGATTAAAACTTTACTTGAGTCCTTAAACAAAAAGGAAGACACAAATGAAACTGAATAAAGAAACACTAAAACGAATCATAAAAGAAGAACTTCAGACAACTCTCCGTGAAAGCATGGCTAGCGGAGGAACAGATTACTATAACAAATTGCTAACTTTGATGAGCACTAAAGCAGGGGTTTATCAAGCAGAATCATTATATGAATTTGCTAGGGATCAACTTGATGATGAAGAAAAAACTTTTTTAGACAATTGTTTTAGACTCTTGGAAATAGGTAGAGAAGCGGGAAAAATCGGAGATAAGATTGACGAGATCAACAAACAAATAAGAGAAATTATGGGCAACCCCAAATCAGACTATGATATGCGGATAAGGCTGCGGCAAATTATGCTCAGCCCCAACGAAACGAATAAGAATCTTTTAACAGGGTTGACTGATAGAACAACCGAGCTTTATCAAGAAATAGGAGAGTTAGATGATTTATTTGACCAACAATCGTCAATCGTTCGCGATAGTGTCGGAAGAATGGTTGAAGAAAATCCACGCATGTATGCCTTTTATAACTCCAGAGATGCAGGAGTTGAAGAAGCTAGTGGTCACTTTAGAAGGCGTCGATTTAATTGAATTTTTACTTAATGGAGATACTAATGAAACATAATAAGAAAAGAAATACCGCTTTTCTTTACGAATGTCTGATTCGTGAATTAACGAAAGCAATCTTAAAAGAAGATAAAGCCAAGCAAACAAAAGTCAAGGGTCTTTTGCGAGAATTTTTCTCAAAAGGAAAGCCTCTTAAGCAAGAGCTCGACATCTATAGATCATTAATGGAATCAAAGAATCTTAAAGAAGATTTCTCTAGACGACTTCTCCACGAAAGCAAGATTGATTTTGACAAGTTGGATCGCAAAGAAGTATTTAACGAGCAAACTGCTTTGATCAATAGAATCAACAAGGCTCTCGGACAAAAGACTTTTGGAAACTTTGTTCCAAATTACAAAGACCTCGCAACACTAGGTCTATTCTTTCAGAATGATAATCTTAATGCAAAGAAGAGAATCATGCTTGAAAATAAAATGGTCAACTTTCTATCGAGAGAAGATGAAGTCTTAACCGAAATGAAGCACATCGACAATCTTGAATTTAAAATGTTTGTTAAAAGATTTAATGAAACATACGAACACTCTTTATTGACAGAACAAAAAGAGTTGTTGAGCAATTTTATTGTATCATTTTCTGATAACGGTTTAGGCCTTAAGGTTTATCTAAATGAAGAAATTGGACGCCTCAAGAATGCCGTGGATTCCGAAATTGTAGAAGGTGCAAATCCTGCGTTAATGGAAAATTTTAAAAAAGTTAGAGCAAAGCTGGATAGTTATGCAAAAGTGCCTTTAAATTCGACCATAGTCGAGGAAGTATTTTACATTCAAGACCTTTTAGCGGAGATAAAGAGAAATGCCGATTAATATTAAAATCACCAACGACGAAGACGTCCAACAAGCACCAGAGCCGGAAACCATAAAGATTGAAGTCGTAGAGAAAGACGAAATCGAAGGCAGACTTAAGCTTCGTTCTGCATTGAATGGCGATTTAATGATCATGGATCATAAGGACATTGATATCGTAATCAAGCCGGGCGAGAAAAGAATTATTGCCTTTGCAAAAGAGACCATGTCAGACTTGGTCTATGGGGCAGAATCAAGGCTGCTAGAGTACCTTCGAAAGAATGGTGTTCTGGATTTCGAATCAATCCAAGGCGGAAACATCTATGGCTCTTTAGAGGGAAAGCTTATGGAAAACCAAAAGGTTGTCGAGATTACACTTATGAAAATTTCTGAATGGATGGAGACAGAGCAGCCTTCTATGTCTGGAAGAACTGGATATGATGACATGCAAGATGATCATCTACTATCACCAGATGGAGAATTCTCTACTGAACTTGGAGAAGTGCCTCATGCAGAAGAGAAGGGGTCAATCAGGCAACATAATCTATTCGCTCCTTATTTGTATGGAAGATACACCTATGAGTAAACAAAGGCTCATAATGGAAAACTGGAGGGAATTTCTATTAGAGGTTGATGGTGATGGTCCTCTTGGCAATTATGTTATGCCAAATAAAAAAATAGATAATGAAGGCGAAGAGGAAAAGAATACCGAATTTGAAGATAAATTGGCAAGAGCTCTACATAGAC